CGTATGTCACCGCCGAGCGGGTAAGACTGTCGCCCTTGTGAACGAGTTGCTTGAGCGAGGGATGCTCACCAAGAAACCCCATGCACGTTTTTCCTATGTCGCCCCATTCTATTCTCAAGCTAAAGCGGTCGCATTTGATTATCTCATGCGCTATTCGGAGCCTTACCGGAAAAAGCACAATGTCGCTGAGTTACAGGTGGAGCTCATCAACGGGACGAGAGTTAAGCTGTACGGAGGAGATAACCCAGACGCCCTGCGCGGACTCTACCACGACGGTGTGGGGGTTGACGAGCCCGCCCAACTCAAGCCGAGGCTCTGGCGAGAAGTCATCCGGCCATCTCTAGCGGACCGGGAAGGATGGGCAGTATTCACAGGCACCCCCGCCGGTAAGAACGAGTTTTACGACATCTGGGAGAAGGCAGAGAACAACCCCAGTTGGTACCGGATGATGTTGAAAGCTAGTGAATCCGGTATACTCCCCAAGGAGGAGCTGGATGAAGCGCGCGAAAGTATGGACGAGGACGACTACGCGCAGGAGTTCGAATGTAGCTTTGAAGCGGCAATCCGGGGGAGTTATTACGGCAAATCCATTAATCAAATGGGCGAACGCCTCACTACTGTCCCTTACGACCCCACCTTGCCCGTTCACGTGGCATTTGACATTGGATGGCGAGACGATACGACTCTCTGGTTTTGGCAATCAATTGGACAAAGAGAGCACCATGTTATTGATGCGTATAGCTCTTCGGGGCTAGAGGTCGCAGACTACTGTATCCACATGCGCTCCAAGCCGTACCACTACGGATCCATATGGCTCCCCCATGATGCCTTTGCCAAAACGATGCAGACGGGGAAGTCTACGTTTGAGGAATTCGTCAACTGTGGAGTACGCGCCCAACGCGTCCCAGAAATTAGCGTACAGCAAGGCATCAACGCCGCACGGGGGATGATACGCTCCCCCCAAGTCTGGATTGACAAGGACAATTGTGCGGATGGAATGGAGGCGCTGCGGCAGTACCAACGCGAATGGGACGAGAAGAAACAGACATTTCGGGAGAACCCCCGGCACGACTGGGCTTCCCACTACGCCGACAGTTTCCGCTACATGTCCGTCGTAATCAACATCAGTGCGGGAGAGAGTCAAAACCGCATACGCACGCGACCAGAACATGAAGTGTACGATCCCACCAAGCCGTATGGTGGGAATGTGAAGTTAAATGATCTATGGGCCGCACAGTCAGCTCACCGGGGCAGGGGGAATAGAATATGACCGACCAAACGGATCCCGTAGAAACCATCGCCGAATTTGGGAAGACCCCCAAGGGAATGGCCGACTATATCCGCGCTGAAATAGCGGCGGCGGATAAGGAGACTGAGGATTGGCGCAAGCGTGGAACTCGTGTAGTCGAACGCTACCGCGACGAGCGCAGTGGTGACGATGGGGGAAGTCCCTACCGGAGAAAGTACAACATCCTCTGGTCTAACATCCAGACGATGATGCCTGCCGTGTTCGGGCGTGCGCCGGAACCTATTGTGGAGCGCCGCTACCTAGACCCGGACAATATCGCCCGCATCAGTAGTCTGATACTAGAACGCTGCCTGACTTTTCAAATAACGACGCAGCGTAACTTCGTGGACGGCATTCACAATGCCCTCCAGGATCGTTTACTTCCCGGCCTGGGAACGGTGTGGGTGAGATATCAAGTCGCACAAGAAAGCCCACACAACACGGTGACTAACGATTACTACGCCAAGGCGATGGGTGAGTCCGCCGTGGTGGATTACGTCTACTGGGAGGACTTCGGCTACGTGCCTGCTCGCACGTGGGAAGAGGTTCCCATGGTCTGGCGATGGGTGTACATGAATCGCGACGAATTAATCAAGCGGTTCGGCGAAAAAGTCGGCAATGACGTCAAGCTGGACTTTGTCGCGGCGACACGGAGTAAGTCCGGTGCCGGGGGTGGCGAGAAAACGGACGAACCTAAGACGAAAGTCATCAAACAGGCGAAAATTGCTGAGGTTTGGGACAAACGGAAGAGCCTCGTAACGTGGATATCACTTACTCGGGACGAGCCATTGGACGCCAAGGACGATCCAATGAAATTTCCGGGATTTTTCCCGTGCCCGAAGCCCCTTTTCGCGACCAACACGACTGGAAACACGCTGCCGGTGCCTGATTTCTGCATGTATCAGGACCAAGCCAACGAATTGGACGAAATTACTCAGCGTCTGTACTGGCTCATCAAGGCGCTGAAGGTCGTAGGCGTGTACGACAGCTCGCAGGCCGCAGTGCAGCGAATGCTGACGGAGGGTGTGGAGAACGAACTCATCCCGGTGGAGACATGGGCGGCGTTTGTTGAGAAAGGCGGTATCAAAGGATGTGTTGACTTCTTGCCCATCGAAGTAGTGATGAAGGTGGTGCAGTCCTTGTACGAGCAACGCACTAAACTGATTGAAGATATCTATCAGATCACCGGTATTTCGGACATCGTGCGCGGTGCGGGCAATCCCAACGAAACGGCGACCGCGCAGCGGATCAAGTCGCAGTTTGCCAGTATTCGCTTGGAGTCTATGAAGTCGCAAATGGCCGCATTTGTGACGGAAGTGCTGCGCCTGATGGCGCACGTGATGACGAAATTCTTCAAAACGGAAACGCTCATCGCACAATCGTCCATTCAACAGACTTACGACGGGAAACTGGCGATTAAGGAGGCGCAGGAAGCGCAGATGCAGAGAATGCAGGCGATGCAGCCGCAGCCGATGCAGATGCCGCAGCAGCAGGCAGGCGGACCGCCGGGGATGATGCCCAATACGCAGAATCTGCAGGCGCAGAGACCGCCAATGATGCCGAATGGCCCGCCGGGCATGGCTCCTCCCCCACCTATGCCTCCTCCACCTCCGCCGCAGCCGGATGTGATCCAACAGGCGATAGAACTGCTGCGGGATGGTCGGCTGTTGGACTTTCGGATTGATGTGTCTGCGGAAAGCCTTGTCGAACCCGATATGGTGGAGGAACGGCAGGCCCGCAGCGCATTCTTGGCGAGTATTACGCAATTCATGCAAGCGGGCATCCCGGCAGCGGCGCAGACGCCGGAAATAGCCCCCATCGTCGGTGCTCTGCTGACTTGGGGCATCCGCGGCTTCCGCGTAGGACGGGATGTGGAAGGAATCATCGAAACTTCGGTGCAACAGCTCGTTGCGAAGGCGAAACAGCCGAAACCGCCACCGCCGAAGGATCCGAAGGTCCAGGCTGCGGAAGTTAAGGCGCAGGCTGAGCAAGCCGGTCAGCAGGCCGACGCGCAGCAGGCGATGGCCGAGATACAGATGAAAATGAAGGCGCAGGCTGATGATTCCAATCGTAAGATGCAAGAAATGCAAGCGGAGATTGCCGCGGACAGAGAGAGGACGTCTGCGGAAATACAAGCCCTCCGTGAGAAGAATGCCGCTGAGATAGAAGCTATCCTTATCAAGGCGAACATTCAGGCACAGGCGGCGCAGGCGAAGGCTGTGACGGACGCCACGGTATCCGCCAACGCGCAGCAGCAATCTCTCGCCTTTAACGAGGCGGAGCACGCCCAAGCGATGCAGCACGATGCTGAGAAGCCTAAGGATACAGGAGAAAAGTGATGCCACGCCGCCGCTTTCGCTATGACCCCGCGACCAAGGAAATGGTGGAAATTGGCGTGGACCCAAACGAAGTATTTGTGTCCATCCACGGAGAAATAACGCCGTTCGTGTCTGTGGTGGACGGTTCGTACATTGATTCGCGCAGTAAGCTGCTCGAACACATGGCGAAGTTCAACCTCGTGCCCTATGACGAGGCCAGGACGCAGAAGCGGGAAGAGGACAGGTATCAAGAAGCACGGGACACTAAGGAGCTACGAGAGCGGCTCTGGGAAGGTGTGAGTAGAACATTCAGCATGGGCAATCGCCCGCGCCGTTAACTGGAGAGAGAAATGGAAGAAGACAGCCTGCACGATACGTTATCCGCTGCATTTGACAAGGTAGCGGCGGAAACACCCGAACCTCCGACCCCGGCAGTTCCCGACTCGCCTGCGCCGACGACGGACTCTCTCCCGGACTCTACCGCTGTCCAGACGGACAAAGCTGCCGGGGAACCGGAGGCAGCACCCGGAAAGCGTACTCGTGACGCTACGGGGCGGTTCACGCCTAAGACTGGGGAAAAGGAGCTCGTGGAGTCCATCCCCAAGTTTGGGGAGCAGCCAGGAAAGCCGGAGGACCAAGTTCCGACTTCGTGGTCCAAGGAGGCCAAGCCGCTGTGGAATAAGGTGCCGCCGGAG